GATGGATTCAATATCCGAAACTGTCGCGAGACAGTCACTGACAAACAACAAGGGAGGTAATGCAATGAGACACAATCAACTTACACCGGATTCGTCTAAATATGAAATTGAAAGAAGAATAAAATATCATCAAACAATGAAAGATTTTTATTCTGCGAATGCACGACACAAAAGAGAACAACAAAAAGAAATTAATTATTGGACTAAAATTTTAGAGGAAAAATAAAATGACTAAATTAGATTGGTTGTTAGGAATATTGGCAATTATTCATGTTGGAATAATGCTTTATATGTTTTTGGGAGTTTATAATGCCATATGAAGTAGTCGTGAACTCTCGCGAGGGCTGGATTAACATTGCCAATGCTAAATTCCCGTCATCATTAAAAGCAAAAGAATATCTAGAATCTATCTTTCGCGAGTTACAAAATGATATCCCTAATTTTTCGCGTGACAGTTTATATATAATCAAATCCGAGGTACTAAGCGATGAATAACAGTAAAACGTATTCCGTAACCTGGATCGAGAAGCGCGGGTTAAAAGCTGAATGGTTTATATCGGCTTTTGGTGTTCCGATGTTGCGTCTCAAGATGAAAGGGTATACAGTCCCACTTGATCCACTGACTTGGAGAAGTTTTTTTATGAAAGATATGAACACTAGGTCAGTTAATAAACTTTTTAAACCGAAAGGAAATTTAATATGAAACGAGAAACAATGATGAAAAACTTGTTAAAGAAATTTAACTTAAACGCAGTACCTGCTGAAGATTTTTACGAGGACGGACGAAAGACAGGTATCTGGATACGGGGTAGTATCTGCAAGGCGGAGACTGACTGGTACAATTACGCGGAAGCAACAATGGAAGAAAACAAACTTAATGATTACCTGAATAAAAACGGGTGGTACGCTGAGCCTTACGACGCAGAAACCATTATGATGTGGACAGCCTAAACACTTAATTAAAAAGGAAAGCAAATGACATTATTAAATCAATTCCCACAACACGGTACACCTAATGATCGAGGTTCGGCGGATGCGTACTACGGGAGACCGTATAACCCACACTGGTATCCTGACGGGACGGGTAAAGGTATCCGCATTGAAGAAGCTGATATGACCCCTGAAGAGATAGCAGAATATCGCGAAGGCTATGAAAACGAAACTGAACGTAAGGAGTGGGGCTAATGGAATTTAATATGAGAGAAACCAAACCAATAAGTATCAAGGAATTAAAACGTAGGCTTGAATCTGTGGGCTTGTATTTTGATGAGGTGGATAGTGGTATCGAAGGTCAAGTTTGTTTAGTTTTTGATACTGATGACGAGGAGTATTGGGATGAATAAAGATTTAGAGAAAACCAAACAATCCTTAATCGACTTGTTGTCGCAGGGTATCAACCCATTCGGGAAGCCTGACCCAGATTGTGACAAGTGCGAGTTGATTGACGATAGCGAAGAGGGTACGGAGTTTTATTATTGTCCATGTCAGGAGGGTAAACAATGAGTAACGAATATAACGATGCAAGGCTCGACCAAATCACTGATGACGTTCTATCCCTGAGTCACGGGGAAGTGTGTCAGTACCTCGGACAGTACCGGAGCTTAGAGCAAGACGATGCTTACGATGAACTGATTGTTCTGCGGTATGAGGACGAACAGTATTGGGCTAACGAATGAAGTGCGAAAGCTGTGACGGGTTGCTATCGGACTACGAAGCAACTCGTAAGAATCTAAAACTAGAATTTGTCAGTTTATGTAACGATTGTTTATCTAGTAGCGACATGAATGATGTGTTTATGCTTGATAGACCCGATTTAAAACATGCTGACGATGATTTAACCTACAACAATGAGGATACCTACTATGAAGATATTACAACGCGTCAGGGAGGCTCTGACGAAGCCTGAAAGGCATGATGAAACCAGGTACGAGATATTCAGAGACTGTAAACCGAAATATCAGCTAATTTGGACTAATCATAGTAAAAAATTCCTCATTGATAATGAGCTTGTTAGTGAGGAAACTTGGACAAAAGCCTTAAAGGGAGATAAGCCATGATGGACGATGAAGAATTGACTGAAGCTGAAGAGGAAGCCCACTACTACAGTGTCCTAACCGACATGGTGGATTTAATGACAGAGTATGGACCAAAAAAAGTTGTTTCAGACTTGTTAGAATTGTTAGAATTTTCTATTAAGTATGAAACAGTATCTAAAAGCATTAATTAGTTATTGTTATTTATATCTAAGTAGTAGTGGTTTTTTATTTAGAGTTAATTAGTAGTTATATAGTTATATATAGAAGGGAGTGAATTATGGGTAAACAAGTTGCTACACATCAGCCTTGTCCAGATTGTGGTAGTTCAGATGCTTTAGCGATTTACGAAGGCAACGATGGCAAGGTTTATACCAAGTGTTTTAGTTCCGGTTGTAAAGCATCGAGACTACAAAGTGGTAAAAATACAACAGTTAAGGAAACAAGTAAGCCTTTCGTGTTCAACAAGATTGAAGGTAGACCGAGAGCAATCACTGACCGTAACTTAAATCGAGCAACGACTGAGTTTTTTGGTGTCGTGGAGAACGAAGGTAGTTACTGTTTTCCTTATCACGATGACGAAGGCAACATCATTGCTTACAAGAAACGTAGTATCGAGGACAAGAAGTTTTGGACTGAAGGGCAATGGTCGCAAGGTCGCTTGTTTGGTCAGTCTCTATTTGCGATGGGTCAGAAGACGATTACGATTTGCGAAGGTGAGTTTGATGCGATGTCGGCTTTCCAGATGATGGGCAGTAACACCAATAACTATGCGGTTGTAAGTGTCCGGAATGGAGCAGGGTCTGCGCTAAACGATTGTAAACAGAATTACGAGTATTTAGATTCATTTGAGACAATTTACGTTTGTTTTGACGCAGATAAGCAAGGTCAGGATGCAGCAAACCAAGTTTCAGAGTTGTTTGGAGCAAAGGTTAAGGTCTTTAAAGCTGATCCGGGCTTTAAAGATGCAAGCGATTACCTACAAAAGAATCTGACTGAGAAGTTTAACAAGACTTGGTGGCGGTCAGAAAGGTTCGTTCCCGATGGTATTGTAGATGGGTCAACGCTTTGGGATGAAGTCAATCGACCAGTTGAAAAGAGTTTAGTTAATTATCCTTATAACGGTTTAAACAAATTGACATTCGGCATACGACCACAGGAGCTTGTATTGTGTACCGCAGGGTCGGGACTAGGTAAATCTCAATTCATGCGAGAACTGGTGTACCACATCCTACAAAACACTGAAGACAACATTGGATTAATGTTTTTAGAGGAATCAGTGAGAACCACAGCTAGGTCAATGATGTCTTTAAGAGCGAACAAGTTACTTCACTTACCACAGGTTGAGGCAACGCAACAAGAGTTACGAGAAGCGTTTGACCATACTCTCGGAACTGGACGGTTGTTTCTTTTAGATCACTTCGGATCAAGTGAGGTTGACCGCATAGTCAATAGAGTTCGTTATATGGCGAAGGCTTTAGACTGTAAATATATCTTTTTAGATCATGTGTCGATAGTGGTCAGTTCTCAAGAGTATGGTGATGAACGAAGAAACCTGGATTCAATCATGACTAAACTTAGAGAGTTAGTTCAGGAAACAGGAATCTGTTTGTTTGCTGTGTCGCATCTGAAACGTCCCGAAGGTAAAGGTCATGAGGAAGGCGCGGTTACATCGATGAGTCAGTTAAGAGGTAGTGCCATTCTAGGTCAAGTCCCTAACATCATTCTTGGACTAGAGCGTAATGGTCAGGCAGAGAACGAAGAGGATAGGCATACAACTAGAGTTAGAGTGTTAAAGAACCGTTTCTGCGGGATGACAGGACCTGCTTGTAATTTGCTTTACAATAGAGAGACAGGCAGGATGACTGAAAAACACGATGAGGATGCTCTATGAAAAGAATAGCGATTGATATTGAGACTGACGGTTTAGATGCCACCGAGATATGGTGTGCTGTTACTAAGGATATAGACTCAGGGGAGGTCAAGGTATGGAAAGCAGCAAACGGATTACGACAATACATAAGTTCGGAAGACCTATTGATTGGACACAACATCATCAGCTTCGACTTACCAGTGTTGAAGAAGCTGTGGAGTTTGAATACGGACTCAAACCCTTTAAAAGACACGTTGATAATGTCAAGGTTATTAAACCCCGTATTAGAAAAAGGACATTCATTAGACGCATGGGGCGTGAGACTAGGGCTAAAAAAAGGGGACTTCAGTGACTTCGATGGTGGTTTGTCTGAAGACATGGTTGACTACTGCATACAAGACGTTGAGATTACTCATGCACTATTTACACATCTTAGTTCTAGTTTACTGGACTGGGGTCAGTCAATTGATCTTGAGCATGAGGTCGCTATTGTCGTTAAAAAGCAAGAAGAAAACGGATTTAAACTAGATGTACCGAAGTGTATGACGATGCTGTCTGATTGGCAACAAAGCCTTATGGACATTGAAGAAGAACTACAGCAGGTCTTTCAACCGATTACGACTGAGCGATATAGCGACAAGACAGGTAAGCGATTGAAGGATAAAGTAGAAGTATTTAATCCAGGTTCCCGCAAGCAAATAGCGGAGCGACTTATGGGTCTCGGATGGAAACCAAAAAAGCACACTGAGAAAGGATCAGTCATTGTCGATGAGAAAGTATTACAAACTGTTAGAATCCCTCAAGCTAAACCTATTCTGCGATATCTACTCCTTCAGAAACGGGTGGCTCAAGTTAAGTCGTGGATTGAAAATGTATCTGAAAGGGGACGGGTACACTGTAAGGTCAGAACCAACGGAGCGATCACGGGACGAATGACGCACAGTAAACCTAATCTAGCTCAAGTCCCGCGTGTCGGTAGTGAGTATGGTGAGGAGTGTAGATCAGTGTGGACAGTAGAAGACGGTAATGTACTACTGGGTGCTGATGCTAGTGGATTAGAACTCAGAATGCTTGCACACTATATGGACGATAGAAACTACACCAAAGAGATACTCAGCGGTGATATACACACAGCTAATATGCAAGCAGCAGGACTGACTGACAGGGATCAAGCCAAGACGTTTATCTATGCGTTTCTCTATGGTGCTGGTTCTGCTAAGATTGGTCAAATTGTAGGAGGCGGTGAACGAGAAGGTAAACGATTGATTGATAGCTTTTTAAAGAATACGCCAGCCTTGCAGAAGTTAAAGGACAAGGTGAGCAGGTTAGCTCAGAAGGAATGGTTACCTGGATTGGATGGTCGTAGGTTGATTGTCCGATCCCAACATTCAGCACTAAATACATTGCTTCAGGGAGCCGGTGCAATAGTTATGAAGCAAGCATTAATAATGTTGAACAGAAAGTTAATCCATGCTAATATGGATGCTCGGTTTGTTGCCAATGTGCATGATGAATGGCAGATTGAAACAACTGAGAAAGATGCAGAAACGGTTGGATACTTTGCGGTACAATCCATCCGTCAAGCAGGAATCCGTCTAAAATTACGTTGCCCTTTGGACGGGGAATTCAAAGTAGGATTAAACTGGGCAACTACACACTAAAGTTAAAGGAAACTAAATGAAGCCAGTAAAAATTAAAGGTGACGTAATGTGGGCAAACTTGGCTACACCAAACAAGCTATCCCATAAGTACCAATTAGAAATTTGTAAT